CCGGTGAAGGGTATGCTGTTCCGGAACACGCCCTCGCAGCCCTCGGGTTCGACCTTCCGCGATGGGGACGGGACGGATATCGTTACGACCGGGTCGGACGGCAAGGCCCGGAATACCTCCGCGACCGATATCGCCGTGAAGTCCAAGGGGAGCGGCGCAACTTCGACCGCAGACCTGACGGCGGTCTTCGACGGCGCCGCCCAAGGGGTCAGTCTGATCGACTTCTACAATGCCGAGACGATGGACCGGCTCACCCGGGAGATGGAGCAGATCGTCAAGGCCTATCCCCAGTTCGGGACCGAATACGTGCTCCGCTGGGCACATGGCCTCCGAGTCGATGACGCGAAGCTGCCCTTCGTTCTGGCGGAAGTCGTGCGGCCCTTCATGACCCAGATCAAGGGCGCGACCGACACCGGCGGTGTGGAAGACGACGTGATGCGGACCGACAACCTGGTGACGGTCGGCTTCAACGTCCCGATCCCCAAGACTGAATTGGGCGGCGTCATCATGACGTTCCTCGTCCTTAAGCCCGACGAAACCCTTGCGGCGCAACCGCATCCGTTCCTGTCGGAACCGTGGGGCTTGGACAATTACGTCTCGGACCAGCTTGCGCTGGACCCGGTGGCCGTTACCATCCGGGAAATCGACGGCGACTGTCTGCAAGCGAACGAAACGACCGTTGCTCTCTACACGGGCTACAATCAACTCAAGCGGTCGTATTCGACTTACGGTTTCAACCGTTATGTCGATCCCAACACGGTCGAGAACAAGAGCCAGATTTGGCAACTGGAAATCCCGGTGTCTGTGACTCCGGAAAACATTCTGTATCCCGCCAGCCTCGATCACTACCCCTTCGCCGATACGGTCGGCGAAATCTGCACCTATCGCGTCTCGTCCACGCTCGCGGTGCGCACGCCCATCGTCTTCGGTCCGACCCCGGTTGAAACCGTGGATATCATCGAAGACGAAGACATTTTTGATCTGGAGGACTGATCGTGAAGGCATCTGAAATCAAGGCCAGCGACACGCTGGTATCCGACAAGGGCGGTGCCCTTGACATTCTCCGCGACGGCGAGGTCATCGCCTCCGTCGCGGTCCCGGCTGGCGCTCATCGCGCCAGCCGCTACCTCGCCTTCATCCCTCCGGATTGCGAGGTGCAGGTCGCCGCTGGGATCGCCGTATTCGGCGCGAAGCCGGGTTACGGCGTCCAGCGTTACGGCGAAGGGTCGCACGACAGCGGGGCAAACCCGGATTACGTGCCGACTTCGGCGGCGACCATGCAGCGCCAGCTTGACCACGGTCTCAAGAAGCTGGCCAGCATCGAAAGCCGGGTGGAGGCCAAGCTTAAGGCCCTCAAGGCGGTCGAGCGGGTGCCGAAGGCTCCTGCCCCTGACCCCAATCCGGTCATCGAGCCTACCCCTGCCCCTGCCCCGGCGTCTGCCGATGGCAACTAGCAGGCGCTATCTCAAGCGCGTCTGGCGGGTCCCCAAGCATCGGGGACCCGCTGAATACCTCGGAACGCTCATTGTTAAAGCGCTGCGCAAGCACGGCTGGCCCGCTGCGCTCGCGAACATCAGTGAGCAAGGCTTTATCCTTCTGCACGACAAGGCTGGGCGGGATTTCCCGCCTGACTTTGCCGAGGCGGTGGATATGGCGGTCCGAATTGTCGCGCGAACTTATCGGGTCGAGGTGGAAAACTACCTCGGCGAAATCGTGCTCCTTCGGCCCTACGCCATTACGGCGGGCGGTCACTTCAAGGAAATCTGAGATGATCCTGCAAGGCAAAAACAAGATCCCCGTAAGGGAGGTCATTCTTCACTGCGCCGCTATTCCAACCGGCTATTTCGAGGGCCAGACCCCTTTGCAGGTCTGGTCCACGATCAATCGGTGGCATCGTGAGGCGGGCCGCGGGCGGGCTGTGTTTAAGCATGGCTTCGGCTATCACTGCCTCGTCATGCCGGACGGTCAAATCCAGTCCGGCAGGCCATGCGAGATGGTCGGCGCGCACGTCATCGGCCACAATGTTGGGACGCTCGGCGTCCTCATGATCGAGAGCCGCAAGATCGACGTGATGGCCACCTTCGGCGCGTGGTTCACCGAAGCGCAGCGGAAGGCGGTCCGTAGCTGGATCGCTGCCAAACCTGGGATTGAAAAGGTCTCGGGGCATAATGACTATGCCCCGAAACTTTGTCCGGGCTTCAAGGTTCGGTCGGAGGATTGGCTGTGAAAAAGCGGCGTGGTGTTCCCATCGTGAAAAAGGGCCTTCCTCGGCCCCTCCCGCCTCTGGATCCGGATGACCATGAATGGTGGAACCGGAAGGGCAAGGCAAAGCCCGCCCGCAAAACAGGCTCGGGGCGCACTCGCGCCAAGTAGCCTAAGCCCTCGGCCCCCTCGTCTAGAGGGGGCCGAGGGCGCTGCATACTCTTGTTCATGTATGCACTTAACGACAGCACTAAGGAGTCGTCGATGTGTGATAGACCCATAACCCAAGACGGCAACACCTTCGCCTGTCGGACCTGCAATAGCTGCATCGCTGTGCGGCGGCAGGGTTGGGTCGCGCGGGCCATGATGGAAAAGGCCGAATGGCCCCACACTCTCATTGTGGCGCTGACCTATGACGAAACCACGCAAGAAAACCGGGATGCTGCCCGGTTCTTCAACTACGGCGACGTTATGCGCTTCTTGAAGCGGATCCGCGCTGCGGCGCACAAGCAATCGCCGCGCGCAACCGTCCGCTTTCTGGCGGCGGGCGAGCAAGGCTCGCGCACCGATCGGTGCCACTGGCACCTCGTGCTTTACTCCGATATCGACCTTCGCCAGCTTGGCAAGGTCGAGCGGTTCGGCAAGGTCGTGACAGACTTGGAGACGGTAATGACCGTTCCTGGCGGCGCGGAAAAGCGCCTCCACTGGTCCGTCTGGGGCAAGGGTTTCTGCACCTTCCAGACCGCTGATGAAGGCGGCATGAATTATGTGCTGTCGTATGTATTAAAAGACCAATTCACGGTCGAGAAATCGACTGGGACCATGCGGGAAACGAAGGCAGAAGACTTCGCCACTGGCCTGTTCCGCATGAGCAAGCGCCCCGCCATAGGCGAGCGCTACTTGGTCAAAAGGCTGGAAGCATTCGACGCCAACGGCGACGTGCTTCCGGCTCTTAAACTTAAAATCCCCGGCTTCGGGGGCTTCTGGGTGCCGTCAGGAGCATGGCGCAAGGCGCTGCTCTGGCACTTGCGCGCGATCCATGATCGCCGGGTTTTCCGGGGCGAAGGTCGCCCGCCGCAATACTCGTCCCTCCTCGCATCGCTCGCCGATGACTTGCCAGCAATGGAGATACTTCGTGTCGAAGAAAACGACGAAAAAGAAACGCTCGAAACCATCGCAGCCGATATCGACTTCCGCCAGCGTGAGCGCGAAGGCGAAGAAAAGCGCCGTCAGGAAATCGCCGCCCGTGGGTGGCGTTTCCGCTGTATCTGGTGCCTCAATGGCACAGAGGATAGCGCGCTTCGTGCCACCGGCTTCGGAAGATACCTCACCGAAGATGGTTGGTGGCGCTACTATGACGCCGCAACCGGCAAAGACGCGCGTCTTTCCGGTTACGTCGAAGTCCACTTTGGACGTGTCGCGGTTTGCGAGTGCTGCGGCGATGGTAGGCGGCTTCTCGGCCTCCCGCCCGAAAAAACTGACGCTGGAAGAGCGGATAGCGATGACGGCGGCGTATGACGCCACGCGCACTCCGCGTGAGCGCCAGATCGACGATCTGGTGGATAGTGGCAAATGGTATGACGACTGGACTTCTAGGGCCAGATCGGCGGGCGTCAAGCAATTCGAGGAACGCAAGACCGCGAAGTGTAAGCCTCGCCCGACTGACAGTCGTGTCAACAGGTCAAACAACACGGGCGGCGGAACCGACCGGGATCAGAAACTCCGTTTCGTTCCGTGGTGTGACCGCAAATCCTAGCTCCAAGCTGCTTGCAGCTTCATAGCAAAAAAACGCTTACCCCGGACCTGCGGCGGATGCCGCACCCCGAACATGTGAGGGGCGAGCGTAGCGAGGTCCGGCCCCAAGGATCGCCTAGGCTGAACGGCTCTGCTCGCCCGTGCCGGAGGCACAGCTTGGCGTCCTGGTGCATCTCCTTCCTTCCTTTCTGGCGACCGCTAGCTTTCGCGCCTCCCCTCTGTCATTCTGGGACTGATCTCCCTTCGTTTACGCGCATGACACAAGAGAGGGGGCGCGAAAGCGCCCCCTCTCTTGTGTCGCCTTCACTTATCGAACTTGACATTATGCAACCTGCTGGATTGTCGGAAAAAGCCAAGAAATTGGCGCTATATCTGGAAGGAAAAATAGGGACGGGCACAAGCCCTGTCCGCCCTCGCAAAATCTTGGAGAAAGAGTGGTGATAGACACTTTACGGAGTAGGCGATTTTTGTCATAGTCGAACCACTGTAACCTGTTCGGAGAAAAATCGCATGAAATCCACGCTGTTCAAGACCATCCTTACCTTCGTGGGTGGTCCCGCCGCCGGTGCCTTCGGCCTCTGGCTGCTTTCGGAGGCCCCGCTGATTCATCGCTCGATCTGCGCGGCGGGTGGCTTCTGATGGCCCGCGTCAAGGCCGCGACCGCGCGGCAGTCGAAGGCGACCATGCAGAACGCATGTTTCTGGCTCGCCATGCGCCCGGAGTTGACCGATCTCACCGTGGCGGTCGATCTGGTCAAGGTCCTCTTCGATATGACGGACGACGAGGTCGCCAAGCGGATTGCGACCGTTAAACAGATGGTGCGTTGATGAGCACCCATCTTCGTATCCCCGTGCGGGCGCGTCTCCGGCAACCGGATCGCGCGCCCATATCCACCTATGAAAATGCGCTGCTTCGCCTCGTCGAGGTGCGCGCTGATCAAGAGGTGGATGACGCGGCCTATGATTTGGCGATCAGTCTGGTTGCCGATATCTACTGGCAGACCGACCTTTGCGTCCGCCGCGACGTTCGCAAGCTGGCGCGGGATGTTGATCCCGATTCGGAGGTGGTATGAGTGACCCCCTCTCCGCTGGTATCAGCGCCTTCGGCTCGCTTCTCGGCGGCGTCCTCGGCGACAGCGAGGATAGCTGGGAGGCCTCGCGCAATTCCATCTTCGGCATGGCCGAAGGTGCGCGGCGGGCTGGTGCCAAGTATGGCTTTAACCCGCTGACCCTGTTGCAACGGGCTGCGCCGGTCGCGGGCGACAACACCAATTACATGGGCGCGGCGCTGGCCGACGCGGCCATGTTCGCGGCGGATGCCTTCTTGAAAAAGGGCAATGCCGACGCGCTTCAACTGAACCAGTATCAGCGCGAAAACGAGGTCTTGCAGGACAGGCTTACCGCCCTTACCCTGCGACCGATTGAGCCGGGTATCTATCAGCGAGGCGCTGGTGCGTCTCCCGCTGGGTCGGCGGGCGAGGGAGAAGCCAATGAAGCGACTGATCCGCTTAATGATCCGACCTTACTTCGTCCTGGCGATGATGGCGGGATTGCTGTTCCTGATCCTCGCCTTGATCGGGGCGCTGGTGGGTTCGTAAGCGGGCTGCGCTGGGAGAGTGCGCCCGGCTGGTCCACCGCGCAACAGGCGGAAGATGAATACGGCGACGTAGGCTCCTGGGTCTACGGCGCTGGTAAGTTCGCTGCCGATCTCGGCCATAATCTGCGGCGTGCGTCGAATTACTATGGGTTCACCGATGCCGATGATTTCCTCGGCTTTGGCGACTCTGCGGACGCGCGGCAACGGCGGACGCGCGCCAAGCGGAAGTATCAGGGCGAGAATGGGGACGCCTCGGTGTCGGGGGACTGGTGGAAACACCAGTTTCCTCAATGAAACTCCCTCGTCGCTGCAAGGCCTGTGAGGAGCGGCGGCGGAAGCTGGCGGTCCTCGCGAAGAAACTGACCATCAAGTTCAAACCCAGAAAGGAAAAGAAATGAACCTTCCCGAAGGTCCCATCAAGTATTCCACGCGAACGGCGGGGAATACCGCCATCGGCAAGATGCGTGGCGGCAAGTTTTACCCCGTCATGTGCGAGGCCGTGCGTCCGCTCGAGGGCGGCGTCTATACCGTCAACATCACCGCCGAGTTGGACCCGATCCCCGGTCGGTTGATCACTCCGCCGACCTTCGAGGCGGTCACGCTCTTCATTCCGGTTCAGGCCATCGACCTGATCAAAGACCCCGAGGCGGCCTATGCCGGGATGACGGAAGTGATCCGGGAGAAGCTGCTCTCGGGCAATCCGCTGTTCGGTCTCGAAGACGAGAGCGAAATCTCGCGCCGCTGCAACATTCATCCCAAGTCCATCGCCGGGGTGAAAAAGGTGAGCGAAATGCCGCGTTTGGCGCACAACGCGGCGATCAACTTCCTGCGTCAGCGGAAATATGTGAAGGCGGCGACGATCCTCCACTCCAACACGGCTCTCACCCCGGCCCTGATCGGCAACACGGTGCTGGATCGCCTCAATGGCGTCCTCGACCCGGATGACCGGATCAACGGGATGGTCAATCTGGAAATTCCCCAGATGACCTTGCCGGTGAAGGGTATGCTGTTCCGGAACACGCCCTCGCAGCCCTCGGGTTCGACCTTCCGCGATGGGGACGGGACGGATATCGTTACGACCGGGTCGGACGGCAAGGCCCGGAATACCTCCG